AAACTCTGTATACTTAATAAGTTAAATCTTTTTGCTAATTCTGTATACTGTTTTCTTGTTAATCTTATTTTTAAATATTTCATCATTTGTAGTGATTTGTTATATGCTTCTTTCATATTCTATCACCTCTACATAAATTATAGCATATTATGTTAATTCTGTGTGTCGAACGGTGTCGATTTTATATATCTATTTTTCATTGATATTTCAGCTAAAACGAAGCTTTTACAATCAATTTTAAGCCATTTTATTTTTAAATCAATGTAATTATATACCTCTATTTTTCAGTATTTTCAGCCACTTTGAAAATTTTTTAATTTTTTTTGAAAAAGTATTGACATTTACGTGTACACGTATTATAATAAATACAGCTAAGGAGGTGATACATATGTTACAACAAATAAAAAAGCTTATAGCTTCACACCGCAAAATGAGAAAGCTACAAGCAAAACGCAAACAGCTTTGGCAAGACATTATGATTATACATCATATGTTTGACTAAGCCGAGAGAGGATACTTCCTCTCTTGCATATAAATATTATATATGATAATATAAAAAAAATCAAGAGAGGTGTTGAAAATGGCAAGAGATTTAAAAAAAGAAACCGAATGGAGAAAAAGCAAATATAAAAGATTAGTTGTAGATGTTGACAAAGAAGTTGCAGAAGCTTTCTTAAATAAGTTACAAAAAAACCAGAAAAATTATTCTGAATGGGTAAAAGAAAAAATTGAAAATTATTTAAAAAAATAATAAAAAAAGTATTGACATTTACGTGTACACGTAGTATAATATATTTAACAAAAGAGATAAGACTAGACCAACTGGCTAGCACTCAAAAAAAGGAGAAAAATTATGAAAGTTAAAGAAATTAGAGAATTAGAAGTTGAAAAATTAATAGAATTGATGACTGATGAAGAATGGAAAAGAATGCAAAATTTAAAGTTAGAAGCATGGCAATTATTAGACGCAATGCAAGACGGAGTAAGAGAAAGTGATATGGAAGATGATGAAGAATATTCTACAATTTCTGAATATTTAGATTATATAGAAGAAATGAGAAGCTCAGATGACATATATGAAAATTTTTAAAGATTAGATAGCTAATCTCTCCCTTTGTTATTTAAATATATTAGAATGATATTAATTATAGGAAAGGTTTTAACAATGAAAGCCAAAAATTATGTTGGTACAAAAATTGGAAAATTTGAAATTTTAGAACAATTCTCAAAAAATGCAGTTGTTTATTTAAAAACTAAGTGTACTTTGTGCGGAAAAATTGCATGGGTCGCTCAAAAACATATAGCAAGTAGAAAATGTTGTGAAGGAAAATCCGCTTCTACCCAATTCAAGGCATTGGATTTAATAGGAAAAACAATAAACGGAATTACTTTATTAGAAAAAACAAACAGAAGAAACGGAAATATGATAGTTTGGAAATGTAGATGCTATTGTGGGAATATATTTTATGCAGCAGGTTGTAAGATCAAGAGTGGAGAAATATCAAGTTGCGGTTGTCTTAAAAATCCCACCGTTTCAGAAGAAATTCGTCGATTAGCTTTCTCTTCTTATTCGGAAAAATATCTAAAAGATGGCACAAATTTGTCTGTAATTTTATCAGATAAAATGTTATCTACTAACTCAAGTGGAGTAAAAGGTGTATTTTATGACAAAAGTAAAAAAAGATGGGTAGCTAACTTAATCTTTCAAAAAAAATCTCATAGGAGATGTTTTAAAAATAAAGAAGATGCAATTAAATGTAGACAAGAATGGGAAAAAGAATATTTTGAACCAATTCTGAAAAAATACGAAAAAAAGAGGTAAATTGAAATTAATCAACTTACCTCATCTTTTTATCTAACTCCACCAGTCCATTTTGCGAATCCAATTTTGTAATTATTAGTTCCATCAATTTTATATCTTACCATTGGTCTATTATTAAATATTCCAAAGCAATCACATTCTTCATATGGTGATAAACTTCCTATTACTTTTGTTAAACTTGTATCTGCATATATTATTTCTTTTGTTGAACCGTTTTTATATCTTCTCACTGGTTCATCACTCCCTTCAACTTTTGGTACTGCTACTGTAGTTGTAGCCTGTCCTAATTTATTTGCTACATCATTTTTAAATTGTATCCAAGCCTGTTCATTTCTTACATAATATCTTGGACATTCTTTTCCAGTCACATCGTAGTGTCTTATAATTGCATCTATACCTAAATTATATCTTTTACATATATCTGCACATAATTCTACTAAACTATTATATGTATTGTCATTAAACTTTCCGTCCCAATCTGGGTGACAATCTTCTATTCCTATTGATTTTCTATTCATTGAATAACTACCACTATGGAAAGCTACTTCATCTTCTGGTATACATCTTATTATTTCACCATTTAAACCTATTATATAATGAGATGAAGCATATGTCTTATGTGATGTTGCTAAACTCTCAAAATAGTTTCTATTACCTAATGCTGAACTTCCTGCATTTCCAACCCAGTGAACTACAATTTTTTCAATTTTATTTTGCTTTTCTCCACTTCTTGAATATGGATTTATTGTTAATAGTCTATCTTCTATATTCATTATTCGTTTGCCTCCCCTCTTGTATCTTCTTCTGCAAGTTCCATTGTTTCTACAATTTCATCTTCCATAACTATTCCTCCTTATTACTTATTGCTTTTTGTCCTAACAAATATGTTCCAATAACTCCTTGTGCTACTGCAATAACTTGTACTATTTGTATTGCATATGGTATTGTTATTCCATCTACTGCATTTATTCCTGCTACTAATGCACTTACTATTGCTAATATATTTGTTAAGTATTTTGCTATTGTTTTTAATTTTTCCATAGCTTTTACCTCCTATTTTAAACCTAATTTCATATATATAAGTCCTAATATTACAGCCAAAACTGAATAAAATATATAATCAACAAACTTGTCCCACTTCTTGCCTTTGACTTTGTCATCTTCTGATACTTTACTATCTAATTTCAAGTCTATCTTTTCTACTGCTGATTCTACTTTTCCCATTCTATAATCCATTTTTTCCATTATAGAGTATGTTTTTTCAAGTTTATCGATTCTTTCATCGTGGTCACCTATTCTTTTTGTATTTGACTTTTCTCGCTCTTCCAGATGTGCTACTTTTTCAATTAATTCTGTATCTTGCATTACTTTTCCACCTCCAGTACATCTTCTGCGTCTTTAAACTGTTCTGAATTTTTCAAATATTCATAGCACTCTTCTATTGTTTCATTTTCCGAATATTCTTTTTGTATAAAACTGGTTTCAATAAATATATTCATACTCTTATTTTCATCTGTACTATTGTAATATTCCTTTTCTTTTTCTCTTTGTTTTTCTGATGTATAAGAAGCAACTTCTATAATATTACAATTATTTGTTATTTTATTTATACTTACTATTCTATGATAGTTTGTTGTTATTCCATTTTCTAATTCTATTTCTTTTTTTAATGCCATTTTTATACCTCCTATCTATAGCCTATAATTTTATATATTTTAATCTCATTGCTATTTCCCCATTCAACACTTCTACCATTATATAAATTTACGTAACCTGTAGTATTAGATGTATTTGCCACCGAAGTACCTGAAATAGAAACACATTTTGATTGTAATTGTGACATACTACCACTATATATATTGTATGCAATTAATAAATTAGCAATTTTACCATTTGGAGCATTAACTTTTACAGAATTTCTATAAATAGGATTGCCTTCTGATTTTCCATAAAATATTTCTAAATAAGCAAAATTAGCTGATGTTTCATTTAATGTTACTGTTCCTGTTGTGCCTGATGAATTGTCGTATAAAGTTTTACATCTGTATATACTCTCCCAGTTTCCCCAAGCACCATTATTACTTCCTCTAAATTGCAAAGGTACATTAACATTACTATTTGGAAAATATACTTGACCATTGTACTGACCACTATTATCCCAAGAACCATGTAATATGTATCCATCTGCGGCAGGCTTATTACTTGTCATAGCACTTGTAGCTAATAATAGTTGAAGGTGTGCCTTATCATTTTCATAACTATGTGCTATATTTGCATTTGTTATTCTTCCATTTATACATTCTAACTTATCAGTCATTGTAGCTCGAGAAGCTTTTCCGTTGAATTTAGAAGCTGTTATGCTTCCATCATTATTTATCATAACTTGATTAGTTGTATTCTCATCACCTTTTGGTCTTAAATATATAGTTCCATTATTTGCACACATTTGACTATCGTTTGTCCAATGTCTTAATATTCCCTTATGTCCATTTATATTTATTCCATTCGCTCTATTTGTTAAGCTTATATCTCCATTTACTTGAAACTTACTTCCTTCACTTGTATTATATTGCTGTCCAATTGCTACATTGTTTTTATATATTGCTAACGCTGGATTTCCAGATGATAAAATAATATTATAAGTTGCACTTGATAACTTGTCCGCTAATATCAATTGAATATCAAAAGAATTTGCAACACTAAATCCATCTGTTCCTGCATCTCCTTGAATATTTAAACTACCAGTAATTTTATTTCCAGATATTGTATAAGTTAATGTTGTTTTACCATCAATCCAAGTAGAGCTAGAAGTAGTTTTATATTTATATTTACAACTAGTTATTGCATTTGCCACACTACCAAAACTTGCATTCCAAAATTCTCCTTCAAAGTTTAAAGTTGTTATTGTTCCAATATTATTTTGTCTAGTTGCTGATAGTGATTTTATTTTTATATTGCTATATTTTTTTATAGTTGCTGTTTTGCTTACTTTTGTACTATTTCCTCTACTGTCAATTGCATATAAATCTATAACATTGTTATTAACTTGATTAATACTCATATTAACATCAGCACTTGCATTATAATTTGCTGTAGTATTTTTTGTACCAATTAATAACTTGTAACTTTTCATTGTTGCACTATTTTTTGCTGTAGCCTTATTTGCTGTACTAATTGTTGCTTTTACATTTGAATAACCATTTACTAAAATTTGATTATTTCCAGTTAAAGCTGTTATTGTAGTATTTGTATCTTGATATGTAAAATTATTAAATGTTGGATTACTATTTGTTACTGTAAACGTAAAATCTTTTGAGTTTGTATATGATTTTCCATTTGCTGTTGTTGTTAAAATGTATCTTGCTTTATATGTATTACTGTTTGGAGTTAGTGGGTATATTTTACTTGCCGTTGGTGTTATTGCTTTACTTGTTCCAGTTACAGTTCCATAATCTATTATTACTGAATTATTTGTCTTACATAATTTTAAGCTTGTACTTGCTCCACTAGGATTTGCCCAAGTAATTGTATGTGCAGAGCCTATATTAACATTTGGTACAGAACTTAAAGTAGCAATTTGATGAGTTGTCACTTCTATACTATTAGACTCACTATATAATTGACTGTCTAATCTTTTCACTCTTATTTTTAAAGTATATTTAGTGTTTGGAGATAATCCACTTACATTTATTGGAGATGTCAAAGCATAACCACTTTCCCAAGCTCCACCATTTTTACTAACCCAAATTCCATCTATTGTAGCATCTGCCGAATAATTTAATTTCACACTGTTTACTGTTTTTGAATTTAGAGAAATACTGGCTTTTGCATACCTTGGAATTGTACTTAAATTCATACTTCCACTAGCACTGGCATTTCCACAAGTATAACTTTGTCCTGAACCATCATTTACAGAAAAGCTGTAATTTATTGATTTTGTTCCATCACTATTATGTGATACTGTTTGACTTCCAGTTCTTATTGTTAATGTTGAACCAGCTGAATACGATGGAATTGTTCCTGAATAAGAAGTACCATTTATCGAAATACTATATGTTATACTCTTCCAGTTACTCCAAGAATAGCTTGCTTTATATATTGTAAAACTAAAACTTATTTCAGAAGTATTATTAGCTGTACTTGTTGATGTTTCATTTACTGTTAATTTAAATTCGTGTGAGTGCTTACTTCCATAAGCTGTTATTGTTCCCATCTTAGCCTCCTAATCCTGTAAGCCAAACTTGACTTCCAATTTGTTGAATTAATAATACGTTAATTTTTGCTTGTTCTTTTACCTCTAGTTGTTTTGTATAAACACCTTTATCAGTCATTTCTGCTACTCTTTCATTTGTAGAACTATTGAATGTTCTGTTTCCATCTGCATCAATTCTCGTATATGTGTTTTTGGTACTAGAATTAACTTGAATACCTTTTCCTATTTCAACTGTGTCTGTTCTTGTTTCATTAGCATTTTGTGTCCATATATTTTTTTCTACTCCCATTGAAACCATTAAATCTGAAATATAATATGATGCTACTGTATCACTACCAATTTCTATTTTTATATTATTACTTGTTATTTCAACAGGAATTATTTTTTCAATCCAATTGTTTATTTCTCCATCTAGTTTATATTCAACTTCATTTATTTTTACATAACCTGTAGCATCTGTTTTTAATTTGTAATAATTAAAGCTTATGACATATTGTCCATTCTTCACAACTTGTGATTGAATTGATACTCCTTTATTTATCAAATAACCTTCATCACTAACATTATTTTGTTGTATTAAAGTATTTGTATACTCTTCTAATGTTGCCTCACTATCTTGTGTTTGTCCTCTCCAGTATTCTTTCGCATAAAAGAATATGTTACCTCCACCTGTTTCTTTAGCTTGTAATGTTATTCCTTCTATAGTGTGCTTTAATTCATTTACTTTTTCTGTTAGCTCATCTTTTGTTGCAACTTTCTGTGTAAATCCATCTATATCTTGTTGTGCTTGTGTTATTTTTTCCTCATTTTCTGTTGTTTCCTGTACTAATTGTGTTATTTTTCCATCAATTTGATTTATTTCACTTTGTACTCTTTTGATTTTATTTGAGTTTGTTTGTTTTGTTTGCATACTTTCTTGTTCTGTTTTAGCTTGTACTTTATTATTTATACTTGCTTTAAATTTACCAGCATACTTTATTTCTCCTTGATATAAAACTTTTTTACCATCAATTACTAGAATGTCTCCAATATCATAAGCTGGATCTATTATTGTTTCTCCCTCAAATGTGTATACTTCAAAATCTTTTATTTGATTATAAATATTTTCTACTTGCTCACTATCAACTATATACATATTGTTTTGGTCAATAAATACTGTTGCTTGTGTTTCATCTCCAAATTTATAATTTTGTATTCCATCTTCATAAGAAACTCTACTTACTTTTAGCTTATCTCCCCAAGTAAAATCACCAAATAAATCAACATTGAAATTGATAGTATCTTCTCCAAATGTTTTTATGTATAATTTTCCATCTCTGCCTATTACAGCAAATCCACCTGCTTGTTCTGCTATATAACCTAAATATGTTCTTGCTGTTACAGTATTATCATATACTGCTATTTGTTTTTCTGAATTAAGAAAAGAAGTAGAACCTAGTTCTACTCCTGCTTTTTGGCATATATCTTCTAAAACTTCTAACATAGTCTTTGGATATGTTAAATTGCTACCATCATATTTGTTATCTTCAAATTTTTTCATATAGTCTGTAGCTTTTATTTTTACTTTAAACTCATCATCTTCAATTGGTTTCTGAATTGTAAACTTTCCTATTGGTACAATCTCGCTACCACATGTTGTTTTTAATACAGGAGATATACTATCTGTACTGTATATGTGTGTTGTTCCTTCATACGTTGTTGCATGACTTAATTCTTTTGCTATTTCTTTTTGTTCTTCTGTAAATGGTAAACGTTTTGGTGTTGATAGTTTATAATATACGATTACTGGTGTTCCTTCATCATATTTTGATTTTAGCCAGGTTTTAAATTGTTCTACTGTTGTGTACTTACTTATCATTATTCTAACTCTGCTATGTTTCCTTATTGTTACACAATTATCAATTAACCAACTTGAATCAAAACCAACTCCTTTAAAATAATTTGACATTGTTCTTATTACAGTATCATCATCATTTATATATACTGCATTAACGGATAAACTAAATTGAGCAATTCCATTATAAATATCATCTACGTTCCAATTTTCATTTCCTTTAAAAACTAGTTTTTCCCACACATGCACTTCTTCTTCATTGTCCCAATCAAAATAATCTCCTTCTAACATTTCTTGTTGTACTGGTAAAATATAAGATTGTTCTTGGTGAGTTTCGTATGTTGTTGCAGTTGAACCTTCTTCCAATTCAATATCATTAAATATAGCAGAACTATTTTGTACTGTAGAAGTATAATTAGTATAAAACTGTATTTTGACTTTTCCATTTTCATCAGTAATAATTGTGATTTGTGGATTAGATTGTTCCTTATTAGATACTTTAAATATATTATTATTATCATAATCACATAATAATCCTGCCCAACCTTGAGTAATATTAGTAATTTGCGAAGTTATTGTATATTTTGTATTTGGTTTTAAATTTGAGATAGTTATTTCAAGTCTATTCCATGAAACTCCAGTTCCTTCTACTTTAATACTATTGCTATTGTTAATAGTATACTTTTCTTTATCTGTATTTCTTAAATAATATAATAAATCACTACTATAAGCATTGAATAAGTTTTTATTGCATTTTCTTACCTTTACTGACCCTTGACCATATGGGCTATATGAAGTTGGTGTTGAGCCTTCTTCTAATTTAATTAAATAATCATTATCATTTATATATTTTTTTTGATTAGCATATGTTCTTATAGATACATATTTTTCATTATTTGCTATTGTTATTGTTTCTTCTCCACTGTATCGTGTAAAATTTTTATCTTTATCAAATAATACATACACCATTTTACCTACATATTTTTTGTTTTTATCAAATAAACTAGCTATGTAAATTTTTCCTTCGTCTACTTCTATTTGTTTACTTGAAGCAAAATTTGAGTCATAGTCAAACACTCCATTATTGTTCCAATATCCTATTTGAGTTTCTTTAGCCAAATTCACATTACTGCCAACTGTTTTTATTTCACTTGGGTAGTTTGGATTTGGTGAAAGTATTCCACCTACATATGGTTCCCATTCTACAACTGTTGGATTATCTGTTTGTTCAAATTGTGCTTTAAATTTATAATTGTTTAATGTTATTCCACTTTCTATTCTAAAAATCAACAGTCCCATTGACAAATTTTTATCTTTTGTTGCTGGTTGTCTAGCATCTACATTTAATAATTGACAAGACCACCCAGCCCAATTTTGATTTTCATCTTGCATATAAATCATACATTTATCACTACTAATACTTCCACCTAAATGGAATGTTTCTAATTGATATACTTTATTTGCTTTCGATTTTATAATACTTCCAAAATGCACATCAGTTTTTGCTGTAGCTGTTCCATTCACAGTCCATATTTGAGTATTTTCATCATAACTATATGTTATTCCATTTATTGTTCCACTTTTAGATGCTCCAAAATTCAAAATATTTTTTCCACTATATGTCTTTTGCTTATGATTTCCACTTATCTCTAAATTAAGTGGTATTTCTTTCTCTTCTTTTAGTGTTATTTCTTCTCCTTCTGTTACTATATCATTGTGATATTTTATTCCTGTTTCAACATATACTTCATTGTAATTCTCTGGTAAATCTCTTTTATCTATTTCAAATTCGATATCTTTCTCAGGAGTACAACCTAAACAAAGTTCATTATTGTTAAATAATTCAGATTTAGAACTAAAATCTATAATATGATTAGGTTCAATTTTATTTCCATCTATGTATATATTTAATTCATGTTGTGTTGAATCTTCTAATATTTTTTCTTTATAACCTTTACTTGTATTATACATTTATAGCCTCCTATGAATTTGCATTTTTCGAAGCTTGTTTTTGAGTTTCTGTTAGTTCTTTTTGCATTAAATTAAAAGAACACTTCCATCTTGTTTTGGAAGTGTTTGTATTTAATTCTGTATCTATCATTTCTACCTTTCTTTTTGAAACTCTAAACTTTGCTCCTTCTAAAAATCCACCATTAACAACTGGTACTTTTACATCTAGAATAAATGGGTTCTTATATGTTTTTTGTATTAGTTTCTCTGCCTCATCTTCTGAATTTAAATCCCATGACATAGAAAGTTTTAACATTCCTACTGCTATAGGATTATCTATTAATGCTCCTGTCTTTTTACTTGTATAGCTATCGTTGTCTGTGTCTTCTATGTCTGCACTATATGATGAAGGTGTTGGCAAATTTTCTGTTTTTCCATGTTCTCTCCATATCATCTTAATCACCTACCATTACTATTGTATTTTTTCCAGTTCTTCTGGTTTTTGAATTTATATAATCTATTGTATCATCAAATATTTCTTTTCCTAAATATTGTATTGTTATATGTACTGGTTGTCCATTGCCACTATTAAAGTCTGACAATACATCTTCAAATGTGTCTCTCATTATGTTTTGTGGTGTTACAATCTCTGGGTTTGTTTTAGCTCCTGAATATTCTCCTGCTAATACTGTTGTTGCTTCTGTTAATACACCACCTTTGGCTAATCGTGGTAATGAAATTGTACTTATTTGTAATGAGATTGGATTTAGTCCTATTAAAGAACCTACTGCATTTGCTACACTGCTTATTCCTGATAATAATTTGTTAATTCCTTTTATAGTTCCATTTACAAATCCTTCTATGCCACCTAATATAGAATTTATTACACTTTTTATGCCTGACCAAATTCCATTCCAGATATTTTTTACTACATTTCCTATAGTTGTCCAAATATTATTCCATACTGTTTTAATGTTATTTAAAACCGTTGATATTTTATCTTTAATATTAGTTATAACAGTCGAAATTGTAATCTTAATTCCAGTCCATACAGCTAGCACTGTACCTCTTATATTGTTCCATACATTGCTAAAAAATGTTGCTATAGCATTAAATATTGTTTTTACTATATTTAGTATTCCATTCCATAAATTACTTAAGAACTCTTTAATTCCATTCCATACTGTTTTTACTTTATCTATAATACTATTCCATAGGTTAACGAAAAACAATTTTATATTATTCCATATTTCTTGTAATTTTTCTGTTATTTTTACCCATAAATTTTGAAACCACTCTGATATAGTTCCCCAATTTTTTACAACAAGTATAATTGCAGTTATTGCTGCAATTACTGCTAATATAATTAATGTTATAGGGCTTGTTAAAATAGCAAATAATCCCATAAGTCCATTCAAAATAGCCTGTGCAATATTCCATAATACAATCGCACCAACTACAATAGCAATTGCTCCTCCTACTGCTTTTAGTATTTCGGAAACCGTTTTATTTTGTGCTATTGTTTGTAGTGCATCTCCTACCGTTTTCAATACATCTCCTATACTTGAAAGAACTATTTCTAATATTTTTTCTGCCATTTCAGAAAAGCCAGACACTATTGGTTCTATAAATTGCACTATACCACTAAAAGCACTTAAAACACCATCTAAAAATGATTGAAATCCTGTACTTGAAACTAAATTTAAAATAGCATTAGTAATATCATCAATCATATTAGTAATTCCTTGTACTATCTCTGTACCATTATTATCGTTATTCCAAGCATTTGCCCATGCCACTCCTATTTGTCCTATTGAATTTAGAATATTAGCAATTATTGAATATATTGTTCCATTTGTAAATAATGTTTCTACACTATTCCACATAGCACTTATAGCTTGACCTATTCCACCAACAGCATTTTTAAATGCCTCTATCACTTGTGTGCCATATTGATTCCAACTATCAACGAGTGGCTTAAAGAAATCATATAATTTTTGAGCTAACGGAGACATTTGATTATCTATTCCTGATAAATCAAAACTTGGCGATGAACTTCCACCGCTTCCACTATCTGAGTTATCATTAGATTGTACATTATTTATTTCACTATGTATATTAGATAAACTTTTCGTTTCATTTTTAGCCTTTTTTGCACTTCCAGCCATATTTGCATATGAACTTGCGCTTGCTTTTGCGAATATATTTACTCTAAACAATGCATAAACAACAGATTGTATAGCTTTCATTAATTGGTATATTAAACCTGTCACATATTGTATTACAGGTGCAAACGCACTTCCCATGGCATACTTCATATAATCTATATTTGCACTTAATTGTTTTGCCCCAGCATTTTGACTTGATAGCCAACTTTGAGCACAACTGCTTAATGTTGAATAGATACTTCTTAAACTAACTAAAGCTCCTGCATATTTTAAAACATGTCCTAATCCATTTCTTACTCCTGTTCCCATTCCTTTTATATTATTTGTAATATTTTGAGTTAATTTAGGCAATCCCTTAAAACTGTTTTTTATATTAGATATACTAGGTTTTACTTGCTCTATTTTTTGTTTAAATGCACTAAAAAAACTACTCAATCTATTTTGAGTAGTTGCTGCTTTATTTGTTTCTTGTTCCAATTGTGCCATTTTACTTTTTGCTTGTTCAAGTTGTTTATTATACATTTCTATTTCTGTATATAATTTTTGTGCTTGACTATTTAATGATGTGAAATCCTTGTTCGAATTTAATACATTATCTACTGTTGTATCCATTGCCTTGCTATTAGGGTTTATTCCTTCTGGAGTTACACTCTTTCTTGTATCATCTACTATCTTATCAATTTGTGGATTTATAACATTTAATTTCATTTGTCGGGCATTTATTTTTTCTTGCAGACTATCTATTTGTTTTTTTATTTGGGATATTTGTTTTTGTGCATCTTTATTGTTTACTTTAATTGCTATTTCATTGCTTTCAGAACTCTTTTTTAAGTCCTGCATTTTCTTTTTCATAAAATTAACTGCTTGATGTAATTTACTTGTCATTGCCTTTGTGTCTACTTTTGAAAAAGCTTCTTGAACTTGTTTCATTTTTTCTTTTATTGCTGGTATCATTTTTTCAAATTCTTTCAATGCCTCTTCTACTTTTGCAGTTACTAAAATTTCTATCTCTTCAACTGTAATATGTCATCTCCTCCTCTCTTTCTTACACAAATAAAAAACACCTACCTAAGTAAGTGTTTCTTCATATTTTAATGGTATTTGTATATATATTCTATTTTCTTTTTGTAAATTCCTAACAATTTTTACTCCATCTATTTGAAATTCTTCTATTATTTTATTTGATACTGATAAAATATCTGATTGAGTAATTTTTCTTGAAAATATTACTTCATATTCTGTTATATATTTTTTCTTTATAATATCTATAACTTTAACTTTAAATCCTAATTCATTGTATAATTCTTGAATTTTTTCAACTGTTACTTTTAATTCTGTATCTGTTACTTGAGATAATATAAAATCTTTATTTCTCTTTTTATTATAATAATTTAATTTTTCATTGTAATTTTCTACATTATAATAGAAATTATTATTGACTTTGGAAGTATCCAAATAATTTGTCTCTTTAATATTCTTCTTTCTAATTGCCTTTTCATATTTTTTCTGACTTTTCACACTTTTAAAAAAAGCTTTAATTACAATTTTTATTAGTTTTATAATAAGAATAAATATATAAATTCCTATTCCTACAGTTATGCTTAATATATAAAATGGTAAACAAAATAATAACCATATTAATTGAAACATTTAAAATTAACCTCTTCTACTTTAATAATTCTTGCTTTTTTCTTTCAAATTCTTCTTGAGTTATTATTCCATCTTCATATAATTGTTTGTATTTTCTTATCTCATCTGCATTAGAAGCTATACTTCCTATATTATTACTATCACTTTTAAATTTTTTTGCTTTATCTATTGCCTTTTTTATTTCCTCATTTAATCCTTTTCTTAGTACTTTTACTACAAATGTTTCTGTTATTCCAACTATTCTTAATTCACCAGTTTTTGTTAAACCACTTATATGTTCATCAATAGATTGTATATCTTTTATCATAATCTGTTTTTCGTTTGTAGTTCCTAATGTTGAATTACAAAAAATAATTCTCTTATCAGTTATAACAACAATACCATTTAAAACATTTTTTACTTGCATAGCTCCACCAAATACTTTATTTTGATTTGCAAAACTTATACTATTATTTTCAGAAATTGAGACATTTGATACTAATGCATATAAAATTTCTTCATTATTTTCAATCAATTTTTGAACCTTCTGTATTGCACCTTTGCTAAAGATATTATATGTTTTGTTATTTTTTAAACATTCTTCTATATTCATAATACATCCCCCTCTATTTTTATTCTAAGTTAATTATAACATTTTAAAATAAAAAAACAGTCTAATTTTGTCGAAAGATATATTTTTTTAATCTTTTTCAGCTTTCATTATGCCTCTCATTCTTCTTATAATTTCTTCTGGAGATTGTGTTTGTTGTTCTTCTTCCTTAAATAATTCTTTGTAATTATCTCTAATTGGTACTATTTTAGGATTTCTACTCATACTATCTGCTCTTATAAGCTTATTTGTTACCGCTTCTTGTAAATTAATTTCACGTTTTAAATCATCAATTATTTTTACAAGATGAGTTTGACAATATGCATTTATTTCTGAATATCTACTATTCCAAAATTCGTATGGTTTCATATCAAAATAATATGCAAGAGACTCGATTGAATAAATCAATTCAACCAAATTATGAGCCTCTTTTATTTTTTCAACTATATCATTTAAGCCTCGTAGCCTTGAAATCCCTGCTCTTGAAATTGTTTCTCTGCTATTTTGCTCATTGCACTTTCTGCTGATTTTTGAACTAAATCGTTCATATTCATTGTTGACAAAGGATTTGATGTCATTTCTTTTAATTCTTTCTTGCTCATTTTCTTTTTGAAAAAACCCTCTTCATTCAATGCCTCTGCAATCTTTTCATATAAATCATTTGCAGTTATTCCTTCTAATCTACAATCATCAATAAAGTCATATACTTCATCTGATGTTGTAAATACACTTTTGCTATCTTCATTCTCTGCTAATTTGAATATTATTTTTGACAATGCTTCTCTATCACATATTGCATATGATTTTGTAAAAGCCTCCTCAAAGTTCTTATTTTTTAGTAGATTAGCTATGTCTACTATTTTTCTTGTTTTTAGTACTAAATTTATTGTTTTATTTTTTGTTTCTATAATCATCTTTAATTCTCTCCTTTGCAAAAGAGAGAAGGCCTAAGCCTCCTCAGTATTTTCTTTATTTTCTTCTATTGTGCTAGTAACTTTCTTCGTTCTACTCCTAGCACTTAATGTAGAACTATTCTGTGGGAAATCCTTTGTTTTCCATTATTTCTGAGCTTCTATAAATTGTTAATTTTGATTTTAGCATATCATCTATAGCTATTTCGCTCATTCCTATATGGCATGTGCCTGTAAAGTACCATGTTAATGGCTTACCAGCTTCTGATGTACTTTCTGGTAATTGAACTGCCCAATAACCATTTGTTTTTGCTGTTTGTACAGCTTTTAACTCATCATATTGGTCTTCTTTAAATAATATTTCTATTTCTAGGTTTTCTGCTTTTTGTCTTCCTTCTGCCATTCTTTCATCAGGAATATCTAAAGCACTATAAGTCACTCCTTCTGGTGCTTTTAAAAATTCTGGTATGTTTTGTACAAAAGCTATTTGTTTTCTTTTTCCTGCTGATTTTAAATCTTCTAATGTATCAGCATGGAATAGTTTTGTCATTGTACTTGTTTTTGGGTCCATTTTAAATTCCTCCTATTACTTTATAAAATCAAATGAGTTCATTATAGAATTATAACGAACCTCAAATGTTATTGTTATACCGTATTTTTGCAATATAGAATCATATATTGCTGGACTGGTATTTGTCCTTATAAAATTAAATTCTTGAAGTTTTTTATCAACTTCATCTGCGATTTTCATTGCTTGGCGTTGTTTTTCGTTCCAACAAGTTATTGATATTTGAAATGTAGAAAATATTGGAAATGCATTTTCAGTTTTATTTACTGACTTTAAAGGTGTATGTAATTCCAAACAAGGAAACTTACTTGTTGTAGTTGGATTTGTTAATATTTGTTTATATTTTAATGATTCTAATTTTTCATATGTTAAATCACTAAACTCTAATACACTTAAATCTTTCATTATTTACAACACTCCTTTAAAAATTCATTTAGTTTTTTCTTTGCTATTTCTTCGTTTTCATTTCTACTTTCAAATGCTCCATCGCTCATGAAGTGGTTAGCACGAACTCCGATGAGCTATATAGAACTGTATTCCTTGTATTTCTACAATAGGATAATGTAATTCCTTTTCTGCTTTTGAAACAGGTATAAACCATTGGCTACCACCAGTTTCCAAGAAATGCTTTGTTGTTCCTACTGGAGACAATTCACGAAAATCTCCTGTACCAAAATGTTCAAACATAGCCCAAGGAAATTTATCTTTATCTGTATATACACGGCCTTTCACTTCTTTTGTAGACATATCAATCATTTCAACTAATATACCTTCTTCGTTGTTTCCTTTTTCCAACCTTATAGCATAATCTCTAATGTTTTTTAATACATCTTCTGTTATGGCTTTTGCAGTTTGTGGTAATTTCTGCATTATAGCATTTATATTCTTGAAATTATGTTTTACTTTTATATTACAATTGAAATTTATCATTGTATTTTCTCCATTCTATACACATAAGTACTTCCTATTTGGTTTTTATCTAACACCTTATATTCTGGAATAAACTCCTCTAATTTTGGGATATCTTCAAATGATATTCCATTGCCTTTTTGTATATCATAATCTCTTGTCGTACGACCTTTATATGTACTATAATCAACTTCACCAGTAGACTTTCTATCTAATTCGTTTACATCTTGTTGCATGTTTAGCCAAGCTTGTCCTTTATATTTCCATACTTTATCTATCTCGCCATGGTCTTCTATTTCTTCATATTCTGATATATATACTTTTGTTAAATCTCGTAATAACATTATTTAAATATCCTTATTGAAGCAACATCAATTCTTAACTTCTTTTCTATATCATTAAATGAACTTGAAATAGAACCCTCATTGCGACTTAATAGTCCCTCTGAACCTCTTGCATTATATTCAGATATAACGGCTTTTTTTATGTATGGAAATAATTTATTATCAGTTTCTTTGCGATTAGAAGCATCACAGGCAATAGAAGTCATATCTGCTATGATGTCTTGTATTATATTATCTGTATCTTCAATATAATTTGCTCCTAATCTTTGTTTTATTTGTTCTAACATCTATTGCCTTCCTTTCTACTATCCTCTTGAAATTATTCTTGCAATTGGAATAGCTTTGTGATTTATATAACTTCTATCTTCTTCTGATTCTTCACCAGAATTTACTAAATCCCAGTTAGAACCATTTTCAAGTTCTTTATCTGTTGGTGATAATGAAGCTTGAGATTTCTTTTCGTATGAAATTCCAAATGGTGCAAATACTTTTCTTTGTCTGATATATAAAGTATCTTGTCCACCATTTTTTGATGGATTTCTATCCATTTCATATGGTACTTTTACTCCTACATCTTCAAAATCAATAGCGCCTATACCTAACACATAAGTTGTATATTCTGTATGCGCTTCGTCTGATAATTCGTAATAATCTCCAATGCTTCCTTCAACTGGATTAGAAACTACTGTATATTTTGTACTTGATTTTGTATAATATGTTTTTCCTGTTACTATAGCTTTATCAGTTGTTTTTACATATGTTGCTTCAACTTCTTTTGTTGGCATATCATCATCAATTATTACTAATTTTCCATTCCATGTACCTAAATCTAGTTCTCTTGTTATACCATCTTTATCAGTATATTTTAAGTGTTCTAATAAATTTAAGTTTTCAATGTTTGTTGCAACATCTGAGTGCATAAATACTAATGCGAATTTCTTTTTATTTGCTCCACATGCTTTATTTGTTGCTGTATTTAATGTTGTTGCTTGAATATTTCCTTTTACTTCTGTTGTATGTTTGTTAACAAATTCTAAATTTTTAGCACCTGTCATTGAGAATATACCTTTTAATACCGCTAATATTGTATCTTGGTCTAATCCATCTTTATAATCCGCTATTTGTTCAGCAACATTTTGCATAAAGTCCTTTCCACCTGTTACATCATAAGAAAAGTCTTTTTCTACAAATCCTTTTGCTCTACCAACAACTACAACACCTCTTTCAAATGTTTTGGTTGATGTTGCTGTTATATCTGTTTGTCCATCATAATTTACTGCATCGCCTTCTAATAGTCCACGCATAGCAATTCTTGCATATGCTGTACCATCTTCATCTGCAAATACTTTTCTAATATCTTCATTTCCTGTTAAAGCTCTTGATTTCTTTAACTCGTTTGTTTTTAAATTTGGTATTCTATCTACTGAATACTTAAATGCTTTTTCATTAAAACTTTTTGAATCAAATTTTCCCATTTTTTATTACCTTCCTTTTTATAAATTTACTTCTGGGTGTTTATTTAGATATTCTGCCAATTCTGTATAACTCATTTGGCTTATATCTTTTTGAGTTACCCTTTCTCCTGTTTGTGGTGCTGGTTCTTTAGAATACTCATTTATTGCTTTTTCTCTATCTGCTTTTGATACTTTTTCAAATATATCTAATTTTGAATTGATACTTTCAGCAGTTTCTCTTGAAAAATCAATAGTTTCTATGTATCCTAATGAGATACCTCTTTGACTTGCTTGACGAATTGTTTCGTCTTTTAGTCTATAAGCATTTAGTTCATTTTCAGCTTTATTTGCTCTAGCTCTTTCTTGTTCCAATTCATAAGATTTCTTTTGGTCTTCGTCCATTTTTGCAAGTTTATCAGCTTCTGCTTTTTTAGCTTCCATTTCTTCTAAAATTGCTTGTCTTTCTTTTTGCTTTTCAGCATTAATCATTTTGTTTACTTCATCTCTTGTAAAAGTTTTTTCTTTATTTTCTTCTACGTTTGATGTTTCAACTTTTTCTACACTCTCGGCAGTAGATTCCATATTTGTTTTTACTTCTTCATTACCTTCCATAACGAATTTCCTCCTTAACTTTTACGGTTGTTATAACCAAACTATTTTGACTTTTTACGGAAGTCTAACCAAACAAAAATAGACAGTTTAAAGCCATATCTAGGGCATAAAAATAAGAGCTAGTCGACTTAGCTCTTGATTTATAATTATAAAATGTTAATAACTTATTTATTTTTTTCTTTAACATTAAGATATATTGCATATCCTATTATTCCTGTTAATTCTGTTAATATTGTGGCTATTACTCCACATAAAAATGGATTTATATACATATTTTCCACCTTCTTTCCATAATAAAAGCACCTACTTTTTAAAGTAAGTGCTAAAATTTAATTTTCATTTTTTCTTTGTAATATTTTTCCCATTCTTCATATTGTTCTATGATTTCTTTAGGTGTATTTTCTTTCCATTTCCAAGGATTTTTTTCTCCTAATGTATCTATTTGCCAATCTGTCCAAGGGTGTTCCATAGGTATCATATTAAATCATTCCTTTCATAACTTCTATTATTTTTTTGCTTAATAATGAAGCATTTTGTTTATTAGCATAATAATCCGCAAATGCTTCTGCAATAATTTCTTGTCCTCTTTCTTTATATGCATATCCTGAAATATTTCTTATTAATAAGTCTTTTTCTTTTATATCATTTACACCTATTTTATTCAAGGCTTTATTTAATATTTTATTTACTGTTATATTATTTTCGCTATCAAAAACTATTGCATTATTATTGTTATGATTTAATTTTTTTATTATTTCTGTTACTGCTATATGCCCTGTTTCATG